AGGGAAGCTGGGCAGCAGGGTATCACACATGTGTTGACCGAATCTGTTCAAATACCACTCTTGTTTCTCCTGCAGACGGCACTGTTCAAAGAAACGAATACAACACAAGCTACGGCAATATGGTTGTCATCACAACCACGGACGGAAAATCAATCCTTATGGCGCATATGAAAGAAAAGAGCAAGCTGAAGGTCGGCGCTTCTATCAAAAAGGGTGATGTGGTCGGCATTATGGGTAACACCGGCAATAGCTTTGGTGCACATCTTCACATTGAGGTGCAGAATTCCAAAACATGGGCATATAACAAAAATCTGCTTGCACCGAACAGTTATATTGATTGGAATGATATATCAAGCACGGGCAGTGTATCAGGAAGCTATCGTACACCCGTTAAGTGGCAGAATGGAAGCACAAAAGAGCCTGTTTACAAGCAGAGCAATCTCAAGGAAGAGCTCGGCTCACTTTCTGCAAAGGAAACTGCACAGTGCTATGGAAAGTCAGGCAGTGGCTACATTGTTGTTTACAATCTTGACGGCACATCAAAGCACAAAGCTGGCTTTGTAAAATATGCGGGCGGTGTAACTACAGTGCCAAAAGGCGGAAAAACTTGGACCAACGGCTCAACAAAGGAAACCGTTTATGCCGATACGGCAAAGAAAACCACAGTCGGCTCACTCAGCCCTAAAGAGAAATGCACCTGCCTCTGCAAGATAGACGGAATGTATCTTGTGCTTTACAAGATAGACGGCACATCAAATTATAAATGCGGCTTTGTTGTCTACGCAGGCGGATTATAAAATTGAATAAGGTATAAAAATATAACTCCTATCTCTTATCTGAGATGGGAGTTTTTTTATTTTTATAATGAAAAATCGATAATTGTGCAGAAAAAATGTGTATTTTTGCATTTTTAGTTGACAAATATAAATTTATTTATTAATTTAAAAAATGTTATTCTCCAAATTATGAGACAGAATATATTTATAATATACTAAATTTATGTTTGGAGAGATATTTGTGAAATTATATATAAAAATTAATCTAAATAAAAAAAGGAGAATCAAAAAAAAGCAATTATCAATTATAAAAAAAGGAGGAATAAAAATGGTGGAAAACGAAAACATAACGGCATCGGATGGCTTGATTAAGAATATTAATAATAAGTCTGTAAGCCAAATATATGAAGAGTGTAATATAGGATATACTTTGCCAATTATATTTAATAACATTTCTAAAAGATACAATGTTAATATTTACGGGACTGATTTTTCAGTAATATCAGAGTTAGATAATATAAAAAAACTAATTCAGGACAAAGGTGAAATATTGGGAATGGTTTCTATAAGAAATGGCGAAGCAAATGTATATTATAACAATAGCCAAGAAATTGATGTTGAAACACAAAGGTTTACAATTGCACATGAATTGGGACATTGTAGCAATCATTTTGATTTGCTAGACGATAAGGGAAGATTTGAATTTTCTAATAAAGGAAATAATGATATTCATGAACGCATATGTGATAAATTTGCTAGAGAATTATTAATTCCTGAAGATGCTTTAGATTATTTTTATAGAACAGTTAAAAATCCAAAAATAGACGATTTGGCAAGAGTGTTTTTAGTGCCAAAATATGCAATGAAAATTCGATTGAAAGAGTTAGGATATGAGTGAATATAATTTTGAGACAGACGATGATTTGTATAAAGAAATTAATCATTTGGTTAACAATCAATCATCATTGGTACATATAGAAGAACCGAAAACAGGAAAGACTAAGCCTTATGAGCAGATAGTATTAGATGGCATGGGTAATGAATTTAAATCAAAAACATCTCATCAAAAGCTTTTAATTTATGGTTTGATATGTTTTTTGATTGTTCAGTTACTGATGATAAATGTAATAATTATTTATTCAATTCGTCAGGTTTATTTAGTAAAAGATTTAGAGTTAGACATAATAAAACAGTATTTTGAAATATTTGAGTTTTTAAAATCATATATAAAAATGGTTCTTGTTGAATTCATTGCAATTTTTTATTTTATTGTTCGTTGGGGATTTAATAATACTTTACCTGAGTTGTTTAAATCGTTGTTTATTAGAAAGGATATAGAGGAAAAATAGTATGGAAAAACGTAACCCTAAATTGAATCCCTGTAACAAACTACATGGGTATGCGTATCTTGGATCATATGTTGATTCTAGATTGATTCCCTGTATAAAAGCAAAGCTTTTTCAGGATGATACATTGATTGATAGTTCATTTAAATATTCGATAAAAAAGTTAAAGGATTATCCAGAAAAATGCAAAACTTGCAAGCTTAGTTGTGAGGATTGTTTAGAAGGTTTTACATATGATATGGGACTTCCTATAAAAATTAATGCGAATGTATTTGATATGGAAGATTTTATTTCCTCAGAGAAGGATGAAGATAGTTCATTTTACTATTATAAATATTTTCATGCAGATAAATTTGGTAGACTTATCATAAATAGAAATGGTTTTGCAATTGAAATTATAGATAATAATGATTCCGGAAAAGTAATAGAATCTTATAGAGAATCTTTTGCAGTGGAACCTAATGTTGATGAATTATTAAACTTATCCGAAAAAGAATTATCTGATATAAGGTTTTACACTTTTAGATTAACTGATTATTTAAGTCTATTCTTAAAATGTGATCGTTCTTTTTTATTTGAATTTGTTTTTACAGAAAAAGAACATCACTATTTTGAACATAAGGAGTTTAGTGATACTGATTTGTTGTTATATGGTATGAGGTCATATTCATATATTCGAGAAATAGATTTCGAATCAGATTCGTTTTTGACAATGTGAAAAAATCGTGTAAACATCTAAATTGTTTACACGATTTTTTTTGTTTAAATCACAATAAAGTCTTTGTTTTTATTGATAACATCTATGACCTAATTCCTCTGTGCCTATATCTGTCAGCAAGCCTTTTAATTCCGGAATAGGCATTGAATAACGCTGTGAAAGGTAGCGGAGGGACGCTCCGAGCTCACCGTCAGGTCCGCCGTACTGACTGATGATTATGTTTGCAGCGGCGGGATCGCAATGCTTTATATTAATAGGATATTGTAGTTTTTTTACATAACTAAACATAATTTTACTCCTTATATTATGGTTTATTCCATTTTATGAATTTAAACCAATAATGTTATTATTATTGAACCGGTAAGTTGCGGATTTTTAAAGTATAAATTTAACCGCCTTTTTATATGATGCGCACAATGGGGCTGGCGGATATATCATGGTTATAGCATTAACTTTATAAATATATAATAGGATATAAAAATCACCCTGCTTGCAATTCAAGCAGGGTGATGAATTTATTCATTTATTTCTCTTATAAGCAGCTTAGGAATACCAAGAACCTTACATTGCTCAAGCTCGGCGCCCTCAACTCTCTTTGGCGGATACTGCGGATTGATGGGTACCATCCTCAGCCAATCTTCGCCATTAACATATTCTACCTTTTTAAGAGTTGCATAGTCATCATATACGATAGCGCCTATTTCGCCGCTGTGGTTTAAGGTTGACTGACGAAGAATCAGCACCTTGTCTCCATCCATATATAAAGGATACATAGAATCACCTTTAACAGAAAGCACAAAGAAATCATCCTGTTTTCTTCCTTTTAAATAGTATGTGGGTATTTCAACAGTTTCACCGCTCCAGTCCTCAACTGCACAATGGTTATATCCTGCAGCTATTTCTCCTATAACAGGGAAGGTGACTGTGTCTGTGGAAATTGTGGGAGATAACAAGGCATTTGCATTTTTTCTTCCTACCAAATCATCAAGTCTGACATTGAAATAATCAGCAATAGCTTCTGATGTTTCAAAATCGGGTTCTCGTTCACCTTTTTCATACATTCCTATCGTGGAACGGGAAAGACCTAAAGCGTCGGCTAATTGCTGCTGTGTTATATGTCGTTCATATCTAAGCGCTTTTAAATTATCAGAAAACATAATATTCTCACCTCAGTATTTATACGATAACACGTATCGTGGTATTTGTCAATAAAAATGTCACAATATGTGTTGACAAGCAAAGAACAATATGTTATCATAATATTGTCACGAAAGGTGACAGGTTTGAGTTGGAGGTGTTAATATGGCGAACGCTAATGTAATTGGCAGCAGGCTTTGTGAATTAAGAGATGAAAACGGTGAAACTGTCAGACAAACTGCAGATGCTGTTAATACAAGTGAATCCGCATTAAGAATGTATGAAACAGGACGGCAAACAGCAAGATATGAAATCAAAGAACGATTAGCTAATCATTTTAAGTGCAGCATTGCGTCTATTTTTTTAATTAGCAATGTCACATAAAGTGACGAATTGCATTGCGCTATGTAAATTGCAAGAATGCGTTTTGTCAGAAAGGAGTATAAATGATAATTCAAACAATACTATCTCTTTTGCCGTTTGCTTTCGTGTTTGGTATAGTGCTTGCAATGCACGAAAGGGCACTGAAGAGTGAAAGAAAAATAGAACGAAGCGAGCGTAAGGTCCGGCACAGAGCGCAGGCTGAGTACGACATGGACGAAATGTCTGTGTATGCTGCGTACTACGGAGGTTATACATATGATTGACAGAGAAGCATTAGGCATGTATTGTGAGGAGTGCGCAGAGCGTCTGGACGGATACTATCACGCTATAGACAGTGATATGAACAGTCACTACTGTACTAACTGTGCACTGAAAATAGCCGAGGACAGGCTCAACGATGTTGAAGATATAAGCATAGATACCTACAGTGTTACAGTGAAATAAACTGCTTAATTGAAGGCGTATTCTGATTTTAAGCAATGCCGCAGCCAAGCGACCGATAAGTTTTATTCATAATATTATCTGTTGTTAGAGTAATTTTTTTACAGAAAAGAAAATATCAATAAAAAGGAGAAGTATTTTAATGAATGCAAAAAAGTATTTAGAGGGGATTGCAGACAATACTGCAAAAATTCATTGCAAGCTCGCTGAAATAGAACAACTTAGAAGCCTTGCTACAAGTATAAGCAGTTTATCATCGGGTGCTCATGTTCAATCATCAAGTGAAAGTGACAGAATCGGAAGAATCGTTTCTGATATAGTTGATAAGGAAACTGAGCTGGATGCTATGGTTGATGATTATATAGATGAAAAGGGAAAACGAATCAAGCTTATTGAACAGCTTGATGATAGATTACAGTATAAGGTGTTACATAAGAGGTATGTTGAACTGAAGTCACTTACAGAGATAGCAGATGAAGAAAACTATTCTTATGTTTGGATTTCAAAAGTGTATTCGGAAGCGATGAAAAAAGTGCAAAATATTTTAAACAGTATACATTAGTTTATAGAAGTTTAAAAGATAAAGTGCTATACTGTAAACTGTGATAAATTGAAAAGGCAGCAGTTTAAGAGATTGCTGCTTTTTATATTGAAAATTAATAGTTGATTGAAGCAGAGCATTTATGCCCTGCTTTTTTCATATAAAAAACTGACCTGGTCGGATGTCGAGAAAAGCCGCAAATTTCAAATCTGATGGTGAAAGAAACACCGAAAACAAACTGAAAGGATGAAGAAATATGAAACGAAAATTTTTAGCAAACATGGGATTGAGCAAGGCGCAGATTGATACCATTCTTGATGAAAACAGTCAGGATATAGGAAAAACAAAGGCTGAACTTGCTTCTGTTCAAACAGAACTTAATCTGTTAAAAATTAATGCAGCCGTAGAGAATGCCTTGTTTATGCTGAAAGCAGCAGAACAGGAAATTCAGAAAATTGCGCAGAAACTTTCTGAAAGCAATCTCTGAAAGAATTAAGGTATAACATTATGAATAATATTGATATTGTGATTGAGCAGTCAATGTATGAATTTATCAATACCTGGCCGGACAAGCCGGTTGATATTAAGTTGAACAAACTTGATGAACAAGCTGATTCTATGATGATTCAACCTTTATCCGGCACAGAAATAACACGAAAATATGTAAATAACAATTATATGGGTTTGTGGAGCTTTGCAGTATATGTCAGAGTAATAAATGAAGATACCGCAAGCAGGATTGACGCTCGTAAAATCTTACAAAATCTTGAAAGCTGGTTTACGGAGCGAAAGGAAGACAATTCTTTTGCTAATTTACCGGAGCTTTCAAACGAAAACACTGCAATAAAGATTGAAATGACATCTGCACCTGTTCTTGCCGAAAGGTATGATAATGGCACAGATGACTATAAAGCTATTTTTAATTTGATATTTAAACACAAGGAGGAAAAATAAAATGGCTGAGGAAAGAACAAACAGACTTGTTACTCGTGACGAAAAGCGTTCATATTATGAAATAGGAGAAAATTATCACGAAATGGGAGAGGGTTTTACAACTCTTTCTGAGAGCAAGGGAGCTAAAGAATACAGCAGAAAGTATGTTAATATGAAAACCGAGGTGACTGATGTAATCGGTTATGCAACATCATTATCATACAGCGTGGATGTGTACAGTCAGGATCCTGTTATTACTGATATTTGTGATATTCACGATTCAGAAAAGCTTGGCACAGACACCCACCGCAATATTACTACAGTTAATTACTGGCAGCAGGGAGCAACACCGGGTACATACAGAGCTTCATGCAGAACATATGCGGTTGTTCCTGATGCAAGTGCAGACGGCACAGAAGCACTTATTTATTCAGGAACATTTAAGGCAGTCAGCGATATTGTTTCAGGTTCTTGGAACGAAAGCACAAAAACTTTTGTGCCTGACAACGGAAAGCTGACAGATTAATTGTTTTTATAGCGTACATCTTGAAAAAGGTGTACGCTGATTTTTTTAAAGGAGATGAGCAAATGAGCCTGTTAGATATTTCAACACCCGAAATTATTTGGGAATGTAACGGACATAAATTTGAACTTGATTTGTATGATGAGGATACGTCCAAAAGATTTGAAGAAGCATTTGATGTAATGAGTGAAGATGAAAAAAATATGCCAAAAACAGGAACGTCTTCTGAAATGATTCATGCGTATTATCAGATGCATTCTGATTTGTATGACAGGATTTTCGGAAAAGGTTCGGGAGTAAAAATTTTGGGAGAAAAAGTAAATGCCAGAATTTGTAATCTCGTCTATGCTGATTTTATAAAATTTATAAATGACCAAAAACAGTCCATGACAAATTTCGGCACGGAAATTCGCACAAGATATTCTTCAAATCGAGCAAATCGAATTCAGCCTTCTGTTAAACAGAAAAAATGAGCCGAATTAATATTTTAATAGATCCTTTGCCTGAAACAATTTCTATAGCAGGTAAGGATTATTTAATTAATAGCGGCTTTCGTACATTTATGTTGTTGGAACAGCTTTTGTTTGATGATACAATTTCTGATGCCGATAAGGTTCTCCAAATGATGAACCTTATTTTTGTTGATGAATATCCTTCTGTTTCTGAAGAGGTTATGTCTAAAATAATTGAGTTTTACCGCTGCGGAAAATCTGTCAGAAAAAAAGCAGAAAGAAGGAATAATCAAAAAAAAGAATTAAAAGCACCTAAAATCTATGATTTTGATTATGATGATGCGTTAATTTTTGCTGCATTTTATCAGCAGTATCATATAGATATGAACGAAATTGAGGATATGCATTGGTGGAAATTCAAAGCACTGTTTAATTCTTTAAGTGCAGATTGTGAATTTGTAAAGATAATGGGTTATCGTGCAGCTGATTTATCACAGATTCAGGATAAAAAAGAACGGGAGCGTATTGCAAAATTAAAAGCATTATATAGCCTGCCGTCCAATCTTTCCACAGATGAAAAAGCTAAAAGAATAGGTGCCCTTTTTGGAGGAGGAATGTAATGTTAATCAAACCACAGCTTTTAAAAAAATGGGCGGTATGCCCTTTCTGCGGAGCAAAGGTTGTTATATTTGATAACACCTCAAACTGTTCCGGAGTGTTTGTTAAATGCACGAGAAAATGTAAAAAAGAATTTGAACTGATTATACAAAACGGTAATCAGAAAATTATAAAATAATAAAAAATTATAAGCACATTGAGCCAATGAGCCGTGCGATCACGAAAGGAGTGATTTGTATGGCAGATGTATCTGTTGATATAGGTGTAAAAATAGATGAAAGCGGAATAAAAAAAAGCCTTGCATCTATGGGAAAAATGATTGCTTCGGAAATAGGCGAAGTAGTTAAGATTATTGGTTCTTTAGGTGTTCATGCTGTTAAAACAGGTGACGAATTCGGCACTGCAATGTCGCAGATAACTTCTGATATGGGAAATACTGCGAATCAGATAACCGAATTTACTGAAACAGCCAGGGAAATGGGTGCATCAGCAAAGCTTGCTGCATCCGAGTCGGTCGGTCAGCTTACTACACTTGATGACGATATATCGGCATTGAAATCTTCATTTTCAGGATTGAAAGGTTCAATCGGTGATGCTTTGAGTGCACCGTTGCAGGAAGGTGTTCAGTTTGCTGCCGAACAGATTGGTATACTTCAGGAGGCATTTACCAATGGCGGTTTTGAGGGCCTTGCTTCTGTGATGGAAGAGGTTTTATCAAATGTTACAGCAAAAATGGCGGAATATTTACCCAGAGTTATTGAATCGGGAATTACAATGATAACGTCTATAGGAAGCGCTTTGGAAAGTGCTTTGCCTATAATTGCCGAAAGTATTCCAGTGATTTTAAATACAATCTTCAGCATATTGACTGCTGCAGCACCTGAATTGATAAAATGTGTAGGTGATGTGGTATCCTCATTGGTGGCTTCATTGCCTGAAATAATTTCGGTGCTTGTTTCTGCACTTCCCGGTTTAATATCCACAATTATAGAATGCCTTCTTGAAACATCACAGGCCTTGCTGGATGCGGTTATTCAGATTGTAATGGCCGTAGTTGATGCTTTGCCGCAAATTATATTAATGATTGTGGAAATTCTGCCTGAGCTTATACAAAGTATTTGCGATGGCCTAATGGAATTCCTGCCGATGGTTATTGAAGCAGGAATTACTCTTTTATCCTCAATAATACAGGAACTTCCGACAATTATAAATAATATTGTTATGGTGCTTCCGAGTATAATTGAGAGCATTATAGGGGCTTTGCTCGAAATGCTGCCGCTGATAGTTGATTGCGGGGTTCAATTACTTGTAAGTCTTATTCAGGCATTACCTGATATTATTTATGCCATTGTTGCAGTGCTGCCTGTAATAATTGCATCAATAATAAGTACGCTTATAGGTATGAAGATGTTAATTATCCAATGCGGAATGGATCTGTTAGTTTCTTTAATTGGTGCTTTACCGGATATAATTCTATCTCTTGTTACAGCGGCACCAAAAATTATCAATGGAATTATCACAGCTTTATTGAGTAATATTCCGTTAATAATTCAATCCGGAATAAAACTGTTTACATCCTTAATAACAGCTATTCCCGATATTATTAAAACATTAATCGGAGCAATACCTCAAATCATAACTGCATTAGTTAATGCCTTCAGAAATTATAAAAACGGATTTATTGAAACAGGTAGGAATTTATTTCTCGGTGTAGCGGATGGTATTGTCAGTGCCGTATCAACAGTATTAAAAAGTGTAAGAGAATCCTGTGGGAAAATATTGAGTTCTGTTAAAAGCTTCTTTGGAATTCATTCACCCTCAAGATTGTTCAAGGAAGTTATCGGAGAAAATCTGATGTTCGGTCTTGCTGAGGGTATTGATTCAGAAGCAAAATCGGCAATATCATCTATGAGTGATGTTGCAAAGGAAATAGCAGGTACGGAATTTGGTGCTGATACAAGTAATCTATTTGATGATGCAGATAGTATTGTAAAACGATTGAAATATGAGATTGATGACAGCAATGATTTTGTTTCAAAAGCTTTTACTGCTAAGGCCGTTTCATCTTCAAGTATTGCGGCTGTTAATTCTAATAATGCAGTTAATAAATCGGAAAATCCGCAGTATATTGAAAATAATCTTATTATTGACGGAAGAAAAGCGGCACGAATGATTACACCGTATGTTGCTAAAGAACTAAGTTGGGAGAATAAGTAAATATGATTAAGTTTGACGTAAGAGTAAATGAATTATTATTGGATTCATTTAAGGCAAAACTGCTTGATTATCAAGTGGGAGACAGTGCCTATAATAATGGCTATATTTTACCTCCGTCTTCTGTATGGCCCATCAGTCTTAATGCAAAAAAAGGGTTAAGACCTATTACAATCAGTTTGGATTTTATCGGGGAATCCAGATATGAGATTGAACTTGCCATTTCAAATATGAAAGCTATATTGCATCAGGGAGCAGATATTTTGCTCCCTGATGGCTTTTATTATTATTCGGTTTATGAAAGCTGTTCGGCAGCTAACGAGGTTGCCCCGTGGATAGTTAATGTTCAGTTTTCGCTATCCGGAATAAGGCACGGGGCAATGAAAACGCAAAGGCTGTCTGAAAGCGGAAATATTTTTGTGGACGGTAACAGTGATACCCCGGCAATTTTTAAAGTGAATTCAAGATCCGCAACAGCTTCAATTAATGATATAACGATTACCAAGATGAAAAGTCAGGTGATTATTGATGGTATTGAAAAAACAGTTACTGAGAATGGTGTTAATAAATTTTCAGATACTGACATGACTGCTTTTCCGTTGCTGAAAAACGGTAATAATACCATAACAATTTCTTCGGGTGCAGATCTTGAAATCAGTTATTATCCGATTTTTCTTTAGGAGGGTTTTAAATGCTGAAAATTTATGATTCAAAAGGAGATAGTTTTCCTTTGGCAGATTATGAGGATTTTTGCATAACTCATAAATTGGATGGTTGTGATGAAATGTCTTTCTGCCTTGATGTACGCCATAAACAATATTCGTTATTGTTTGAAGAACAGCAGATTGAAAGTGATAACAATATTTGGCTCATCAAGAAAATTGATGATGACAGGATTGATTGTGAGCTTGATTTTGATTTCTTAAAGCAGAGTATTTATAAGAATTATAAAAGTGAAGAAAAATCATTGACACAGGTATTAGAAAGTCATATGCCTGACGGATGGAGTATTGAGGGAGCAAATATCTCTTCAATCAAAAAAACAATTGAATTTGATATGTGTACGGATTATGACATTATTTATAGCTGTATGAGTACATATGATGTTTATTTTGTTTGGAAAATAAAAGAAAAGAGGTTGGTGGTTTATTCTGCTGAAAATATGCTGTCAACCGGCGAGTACTTAACAAGTGAATTAAATCTGACAGCCCTTTCATTTAAAGGAGAAACAACATCCTTTGCAACCAGATTATATGCATATGGTGCTGATGGTTTAACTATGGAGGATGCTGTAATTGAGAACCCGGAAGGGAAATCAGTTAAATATGGAAAAACCTATGTTGAAAACAGGTCATATGCGGATAAAACCGTGTGTGCTTATTGGAGCGATGACAGCTATACTGTGCCTGAAAGGCTCTATCATGATGCATTGGAAAAAATTAATACTTTGTCATTTCCTGTTCGTTCATATGAATGTGAAGTTGTTTATTTGGCAAAAAGAAATGAAAAATACTCTTTTTTAGATTTCAAAATACATTAATACTTTGTCATTTCCTGTTCGTTCATATGAATGTGAAGTTGTTGATTTGGCAAAAAGAAATGAAAAATACTCTTTTTTAGATTTCAAAATACATAAAAAGGTTACTTTGATTGATGTTGACAGGAATATAAAGGTTGAACATCAGATTGTTGAGTATAAAGAATATCCGGATGAACCCGACAGAAATAAAATCACACTGTCCTGCGTTCCGGAAACCATTCAGACATCAATTACAAATGTTGTTGATTCTATAGAAACTGAAACAGAGAAACTCAATACTGATTTTCAGAAAAGGCTTTTAATGTCTACTGCAATGCTGACAGGTGCTTTTGGAAGCTATCCACATAATAATGGTTCAGAGCTGTTTATGATGGATAATGAAGATCCTGCACAGGCACAGGTTGTCTGGAGATGGAATGCGAATGGATTTGGTAAATCCTCTACGGGCATTAACGGTCCATATACTACTGCACTTACAATGGATGATAATTTTATTACCAATGTTATAACTGCGATGGTAATAAGGGGAGATTTAATTGAAGCAAACAGTATTAAGTCAAAATCACTTTCACAAAGCTATAAGGATGAAATAACTAATCAAATTGAAGGCAAAAAAAGCGAGATTGAACAGGCTTTTTCTGCCTCTAATGGCGAACTTGTAAGTACAATAAAGCAGATTGAAAGTGATTTAGTTGGAGAAAAAAAATTAAGGGAAGAGGCAGTTTCGGAGATTAGGCAGAACATAAAAGGTCTTGGTCTTTCCTTTACCTCGAAAACAACAGGCGGAATCAATTGTATTCAGAATTCAAGCGGTTTAAATGGAGTGTCTGATGATTGGAATTATACAAACTCGGTTATTGCAGCTCAAACCTCAGATACATCCTCGGGTTCTATGTTTCGTCTGAGAGGAACTACAAGTAACCCTGCAAGGCTTTATCAGGAAATAGCCGTAATCAAGGGAAAAAAATATACGCTCACATTTAAAGCGTGGAGAGATACGGAAAGCCTTTGTACTGTTAGTATAAATAATGGCGGTAAAGAAGAGAATATACTTCAAGCGCAAGAAAAGAGTTCTGTTTGGAAAGAATACAGCAAAACTTTTACAGCGGCGGGCGACACCTTTATACTTGAGGCAAATACTCTGGGCTATTATTTTTATGTTGCAGATTTTATGTTAGTTGAGGGCGAACAAAAAAGTTATTGGACGCCTGCACCTAATGAGGTTTATACAGAAAATATAAAAATAGACCGCAGAGGAATAAATATAACCAATTCAGACAGTAAAACTGAAACGGTTATAGATCATACACAGTTTGCTATTAAACATGATGGGCAAGTGGTTTTAACAGTTAATAAAGATTTAACAGAACTTCAAAGAACGGAAATTAAAGATGAACTGACAATATCTAAAGGCAAATTTGTTCCTTGTGATGAGGGACTTAATTTTGTTTTGCTTGATTAGGGGGTTATTTTATGGCATTAAACGGCAATTTTTCAAAATATGCAACAAGCAGTTTCGGTTTATATTGTGAATGGAGCGGAAAGCAAAGCATAACAGGTAACTATACGGATGTTACCTTGAAGGTGTATGTTTCACACCAAAGGCTGACAACAAGTGCCCGTTCTAACTGCACAGTATCCATAAACGGAATCTCGGAAACATATACAGCTCCTGCCATAAGCAGCAGCTCGTCAAGTTGGCAAAAGACACTTATTAAGACAAAACTTATTAGAGTTAATCACGACGGCAACGGAAAGAAAACGGGAGTTAAACTATCGGCTACATGGAATTTTAACGGAACTTATAACAATGTTTCAGTTGGCACAGTAACAGCTTCAGCTACTGTTGATTTAACTGCTATAGACAGAGCCGCTCCTTCGGTTTTATTGTCAACCTCAGGTATTACTGTTTCCGGTGTAACAGTTAAAGCAACTGCTGCGACCACTTGCAATAGTTGGGATTATTCCATAAACGGCGGTTCAACCTGGACTAATTTTAGTACGGCAAGCGGTACGAGTGCAAGCAAAGCTATAACAGGTCTAACACCAAATACAACTTACAGTATTAAGGTACGTGCACGCAAGAGCACAAACTATGTTTACGGAACTTCTGCTGCTGCATCTGTTAAGACACTCGGAGGTTCTGTTATATCCTCTGTAAGTACATTTACAGCAGATGATGCTACAGCAAAAATAACGATGGAGGTTACTGTTTATAATAAAAACTACACCCATACGCTTGTATTAAAGAATGGTTCAACAGAAGTGGTGAAGATAACAGGACTGAGCCTATCAACCGGCACAAATACCATAACGCTTACAGCTTCGCAGCGATCATCGGTTCTTGCAAAAATGACAGACAAAAAAAGTTTTACGGGTACTTTTACATTAACAACATATAACGGCAGCACACAGATAGGTACGGTTTCAAGCAAAACAGCTAAGGTAGAAACAACTGCCGCAAATTCTGCACCTGTATTTTCCGGCTTTAGCTACGAAGATACAAATACAATTTCCGTTGATGTAACAGGCAGTAATCAAACATTAATACAAGGTATTTCAACATTAAAAGTCATTGCCACGGCTGCAACTGCCAAAAACGGAGCAGCCATTTCAAACTATTCTGCTGTTGTAGGCAAAAAAACGGCCACAAGTACAACAACAACTATAGATATGGGCGTAATAACGCAGTCGGGACAAGTACCTTTAACCGTTACAGTTGTTGATTCACGAGGATATGCTACTTCATTGAGAGTTACTATTACTGTACTTAAATATGAAAAAGTAGATATAAAAAGCTATTCTATGCGACGTATTAATGAGGTAGAAGCAGTTACCGAGGCGTTAATCAGCGGAAGCATTACTCCTGTTTTAATAAACGGAGAAAATAAAAACGGGTTGCGCTATCTTTCGTTCAGATACAAAAAAACAAACGATGCGCAATATAGTGCTTATAAAAACATTATAAGTTTAACTGACTATAATGACAAAAGCTTCAATTTTTCCTCTGTTAAACGTGTAGATAAATGGATAGAGGATAATGTGGGTCCTAATCTTGACCCCAATTTTTCATATTATGTGCAATTCATTGTGTCTGATCAGTTAAAGACAACTGACTATGTCACAATTACAATTCCTCAGGGTACGCCGTTACTTGCTTTCCGCAATAAGAAAGTAGGAATAAACAATCGCAATCCCTCTGAGGCTCTTGATGTAAATGGTAATGGAAAAATTTCCGGAAACTTGGATGTTAGCGGAAAATTTATTTCACCAATATGTGCCGAAAGTGGTTATACATCAATTATTATTCCTGCCGGGAGTAACTTGAATGACTACCATGTTCCGAATATTTATTCAGGCAGTTTTATTGGAAAGATGGTTAATATTCCACCGGATTTATCAACAGATTCAACCGCTGCGTTTAAACTTGAAGTATACAGGTCGGGGACAGGCAAACTAAGAATACAAAGACTTACTACTACTATTGGTGCTGTTATAACTACATATGAACGTTACTATAACAGTGAGGAGAAATGGAATGATTGGTATTGTATTTATCGTTCCGGCAAGGCAGGGAATTCTGTTTTGTGGTCCGGAGCATATTATATGAAAGATACGCATACTATTACGCTTTCCCAGCCCATATCTTTACAGCCTAATGGTATTGTGCTGGTTTTTTCTTATTATAATGCAACCGAAGGTGCTGCTGAAGATGTGCAGTTTAAAGAATTTTTTGTTCCAAAGACGATCGTTGCAAGCATACCGGGTAAGGGGCATTGTTTTGATATGTCCTCGTATAAATATACAGCATGCTGCACGAAGTATCTTTATATTTCCGATAACCAAATTAAAGGGCACGCGGATAATGTGGCTAAAGGAACAGCCGCTACAGGCATAACTTACAATAATACGTATTATGTATTACGTTATGTTCTGGGTGTATAAAACGCAGAAAGGAAAAATTGTAAATGAAATATATTCAAAATATTACTTTGGATGTTAATTGTAATCCTGCTAACTATCAATATATAAACGCAAAGCAATGCGATAATGCGTCAAGGGTTTTGAATGTTACACTAACATCTAATAATCAACAAATAAAACCCGAAACGGGTACGGAAGCAATTTTCAGATGTTTGAAGCCTGATGGCAATTCCTGTGTTAATCCTGCAGTAATAAATGCTGATGGCACAGTAACTGTGGAATTTACAAAACAGGAATTGGCTGTAAAGGGTGTTACATTAGCAGATATATCGTTAATAAAAAACGAAACAATTTTATCAACAGTTTCGTTCCGAATTATGGTTGACGAAGCACCTGTTTCTGTAAGCAAAGTAAAAAGCAGCGGTGAGTTTTTAATTCTGTTAGATACAATTAAAGCTGCTGAAACAGCAATTGAAAAAGCTGCTATTGCTGCTAATGAAGCCAAAAGTGCAACAGAAGCGGCTATTATGGCCAGACAATATTCGGACAGTTCAACAGCAGCTGCTAATGAAGCAGCTGATTTAGCTAATGCTGCAAAAACAGAAGCTGAAGAGGCTGCTCAAAACGCCAATGTGGCTGTGGACAATGCGAATTCAGCCGCACAGGCTGCAAAAGCTCTTGTTGATGATGTCAACACTAAATTGACTAACGGAGAATTTGATGGGGCTGATTACATATTAACTTCATCTGATAAAATTGAAATTGCCAAATTGGTTGAACCTCTTGCCGAGTCTATGCAAGGCGGAACTGTCACATATGAAATACCCAAAGAGTATTACAGTGCCAATGTCTTTGCATTTGACAGATACCATACTACTGATCCGAATAAACCAGGTATAAACATTTTTATTCCTACAACTACAATTGAATTAGCAGAAATCAAGATTGATGCTGTAAGATTTGAAGCTGATGCAAATGCCGGACTTTTTGAATGCGAAGAACCAGAAAACTTTTCGGATTGGTCTATTGATGAAAAAGCGAATTGGTATGATAAATTATATGAACCTTATATGACTGTTTCGCAAAATTCATGGTGTCCTAATCCTATTAAGTCTTGGATGTATTATGCTGTAGAAAGTAGTTCAGGTATGACATTACAGTCGGTTTTCCGAAATGATATTAGTATTAGGATCTCTATTAAGAAAAATGCTGCTGATGAGATAACAGCTATTATTTCAAATCCCAATATGGTTTCCAGCAATGATGCTTTTAATGTTTTTTATCCTGTAATAACTAAAATATCCTTATCCGATGAAGAATCCGGTATTGACACATTGAAATTTGCAATTCTCCTTTTTGGTAACTGCCCTAAATATTCAGACAATGGTGGCTATGTCACATTAGATGATACAATTGAGGAGGCAACAATTACATACATACCTAATAATACATTTGTGGAGGCAGATAAAAATGAATCTATTTAACAGAAAACAACGAACCACACAGACAAATGCACTCGATATTTTAAAAACTAAAATGCAGATTGAAGTATTAAAAGAGCGTTTGGCCGAATCTGATTATCAAGTAATTAAGTGCTATGAGTGTGCTTTAACAGGGAAAGATTTACCCTATGATGTAAGTGCTTTAAACAAGGAAAGACAGGCTATCCGTGACAGGATTAATGAACTGCAGGCCGGTGAGTAATATGACGGATATTATAGTTGCACTTATTGTCGGCGGGTTGTCACTTATAGGGGTGATTATTACAAATATCTCAAGCAACAAGAAGGTGCAGACTGATATGAAGGTACAGGCGGCAGTTACGGATGAAAAGCTTGAAGAGCTCACAAGAGAGGTAAGGGAACATAACAATTTTGCAAGACGTATGCCTGTTGTGGAGGAACAAATCAAAGCAATAAATCATAGAATTATAAATCTGGAGAAATAAATCAGCAGTGCACAACAGCACTGCTTTTATATATGATTTTTGGGAGGTCATTATTATGAAATTCAAATTTACTAAGGAAACGTTAAAAAGAATGATAAAAACCTTTGTTCAGACTGCAGCAGGCTATGTAATTGTTAATATTGCCGGTGTGGATTTCACGGGTGATAGGGATGTTGTAAAAACTGCATTAATCGGTCTTGCAATTTCTGCTTCGTCAGCAGGACTTGCAGCAATCATGAATTTGCAGTCGCCTGCAAAAGCAGGGGAGGAATAAATATGTATCGTTCACCATTCAAAGCATCTTCCACACAGACTACCGCAT